TCAGGAGCAACATCACCTACAATTTTGATTCTGTAGTTGTATGTGCGCTCGGATTCTGCGAGGTATTGTTGAAAATTTTTCATCGGTTAGGTTCCTATATGATATTTATGCTTATTCAATTTTTTGGTCTCTTGAGGCCATCAAGCGTTCCAATAAATCGTTGCGGTTTAGCACTTGTCCGTGAGCAGTTTCCATGGCTTCATCGGGTGCATTTTTAGCCGCATCTTGATCCAGTTTGAGTTTCTTTAACTGTAGATCCAGCATTTTTAATTTCTTGTTTAGTTTGGTTGTCTTGGCTGTAAGGGCATGGCCCAACATTGTACTGGCCACAGCAAACAGCTCGCTAGCATAGCGACTATCCACATTAAACCCTAAATCGCTGAGATTTTGATAGCTTTCCTTGGCCATTTCTGCAATATCGTCTAACTCACGATCGCTGGCGTCTAAATCGCGAATGGCTGGCAGTGCGGCATCAATTTTGTCAATGGTGTTGTCTATTTCTACAATGGCAGCACGGGTTTCTTCTGTGGTCAGAGCCGGCTCGATCTGGACGGATTCTTCTGCTGGCGGAAAATCAAAAAGAGATTCTAGTTTTCGGGTCATACCCTATTTACCGGTCTTTTTACTGCCCTGATGATAAATTTGATCTTCGTTGATTACACGAAAGGTAAGTCCGTTACGTCGAGCCCATTTAGTGGCACTATCCCATTTGGCGTAGTTTACAGCCACTATAGCACGGTCTCTGTCATTGGCTCGGCTTTCAATTAGGCTTTGTTTTTTAGGTTTAATTTCAATTAGTTCAGCCTTGACAGTGTTGTTGGGGCCACGATATGTGACAAGAAAATCTGGAATATACACGCTTGGCTTACCAGTAAGTGGATTACGATACGGTATACTGATGCTTTCACTTGCCCATTGTAGTACATTTTCGTTTGAATCAAGGAACATCATAAAAGTTAATTCCCAACCAGATCTATAGCGAGGTGACCCACGGCCCACATACTTGGCGGTGTTCTTTACAGTGTAGGCGCCTTGACGAAAGTTAGGCATGGGCTAAATCCTAATATTTCTTGAAACGTAATAGTTAGGTTGAGTAGGTACGTTGAGCCCCAGCAGGGTGCTTCTACTTCTAATACCATTTAGGTAGTAGGCCAATGTTAAAGTAATCTCTGGAGCACTTTGTCCTTGGAATTGTTGTAACAATGTCATTACAGGAATTTTGGTTGCGTGGCTGATGCGGAACACACTCACAGTAAAATTGCCAGCAGCTTCAGCCGAGCCAAATACCGATTTAAAATAACTTAATACTGCATCATAGGCATCCACAGGTACCTGCTGTTGATAACCGTAAAATCGATCAAAAATTTGTACTGTTAAGTCAGTTTTGTTATTGATGGCATTTACTGATCCCATGATTAGTATCCTGCCTGATCATAAGCATTAAAACCAGGATCAGCGGCCGGCGAAGCTTCGGCTCCTGGATTTGAGTCGGTTGATATTTGTGGTCCTAGTGGGAACAAGAATCCACCTACTGCACCTGCAGCTTGTCTTGCAGCATCTATACTTCCGCCAGCTAGTGCTGGGGCAAGTCCGCCAAGTATTTGTTGTGTGTATGCTCCTGAGCCTGCCAAGGCGCCGCCTAAAAACGCACTAGCTGTTGGCACTAGACCTTGACCAACAGCGCCAAGAACATTTTTTAATCCGCCCTGAGAATTGGCTTGTAGATCTTGTTTACTACCAGTTGGACTCAATTTGATGGTGCCTTGTGTCATTACTGTATTGTTACTGCCCGGAACAGCAATTGGACTCTTAACAGTATCGTAATAAGCTCCGTCGGCAAATCCCGGAACTTGTTCACTTGGTGTTGCACCGCCTATTGCGCCTGAATAGTATTTGACATTTTCATATTTGATGCTCATGGTGTGTGTCATAATGCCATTACCTTGACTATAATCGTATGTGTCATGAGTCCAGGAATCAATTAAAGGATTGATCATAGTGTACTGTGCATAACTCTTTTGGCTCAAGCCATAGATAGTAATGTCTCGAAAAAATGGTTCTTGCCCACTAGCAGGGCCAGTTAACAAAGCAGTGGCCAAACTCTGTAACGAAGGATTATTATATCCTTGACCACTTAGGCCCCAATGTTGTATACCTCTACTAGGTGAATATGTGTCGTTGGCAGTATAACTTGCACCGCCAAACACTGCCGGCACCTGTATTTGTCCTAACACACCAGATTGGTTAGGAGTGTTGCCATATTTGTAGGTAGGATCACTGTAGTAGTATTGATAGTATTGATACCACATGTTGCGCACAAGATCACTTGAATCATCATTGAATACAATTTGACATGGATTGTAATTAATTTTTGTTTGTACCAGGCGCTTGCGATTGTACTGGTTCAGAGTGGCCACATCAATGGTGTAGCCCGGTAACTGTGCAGTCTTAACCGAAAGGCTAATTAGTGGCCCATTAGTGCCATTGTTAGATAAAAAATTTGCTACCGCAGGTATATTGGTGTTTAAATTAAAATTAACATGAAATAAAAACTTGTTGCGAGGAGCAAGAGCATACCCGTTACGCCTAAAAGTTTTACTAGCGTGAGTATAATCTCTTAGGCCATCCGGCGGATCAAATCCTTTTAGCGAATCTTGGCCAAAGTAAGCCATAGATTATTAACCTGTAGCTACGTTGTTAACCGTTAACGGAATGGATGCGCCAACACCAACGTCAGCACCGGTGGTGGTCTGCATAGCATTGTCATATCTAATGGTCATGGCCACTGTCATAGGCTCTGTGCCAGTGCCGTAGTTGGCATCGCCATAGTTGACGCCTTGCAAGTAGCAACCCATGATTGTCCAAGTTTCTAAGGCAATAGGAGCATTGGCGCCATTACCACCATCTAACACTTCAAAAACTGTGGTAAACTTGTAGTCAATGCCGGATGCGGCACTGCTTTGTTCTGCAAAATCCAACTGCTTTTGCAGTTGCTCACCAACCAAACGACTTACATTACCGCCAGCGTCATCACGTACTGTACAGGTAATATCTTGCCAACTGTGCTTGCCAGCCAAACGGATTGTACTGTTGTATATAGGAAGATCAATGTTGTCAAATGTTACATTAGGACGTTGAAAGTCCATAACCTGCTTGGTCAATTCTGTTGTGGGTTGTGTTACGCCCAAGCCTAAAAAAGTAACGCGAAAGCGAAACTTGAGTTTTGGCATCAGCAGACCTTGTGCCGAGTTACTTTGATCGCTGGCTAACGGTACTGTTAGTTTGGTTAATGAGGCTGTTGCCATTTGTTTGTTCTCCTAATATACGTTTATTTATGGCGGTTGTGCCAGACAAAAATTTGAGTATTTGTCTGGCAGTCAATTACGCCGATGCTTGGGCTGCAATAGCTCCTGTATTCTGAATACGCATTGGTATGTAGATAAACTCTACTGCCTTGACCGGCTCAATAGCAATATCTACATACAATTCGTTAGCGTCAATGCTTGCCGGAGTATTATTGGTCAAATCGCAAACAACCAAATAATCATACAGGCCGCGCTTGTTAACCAGATCAATCATAAGTGCTGTAATTTGATTAGTAATTGCGCTACGAGTAATTGTGTCATTTGGCTCAAACAAGTACTGGTTACCAATGATCTCTAAGCGGCCACGTATAAATGCCACTAAACGTGCTACGTTAATACGATCTAGTGCGGTAGCATTGCCTTGTAATGTATGATTACCAAAGTTAACAATACCTGTGCCTGGAATGAATGTAATTGGATTTACATTGTTTGTGTACAGTACATCACGTAGACCTTGGTTTACACCCAATGGTTGGAATTCGCCAGTTTGAGCTTGTAAGTAACCAATCTGTAGAGCATTGTCTACCACGCCGCGGCGCAAGCCGGCTGGTGCAAACCATGGGTAGGCTACACTGTCGCTACGGATAATTGTACGCAACATCATATGACTTGGTGCTGTAACTACCACATTACCTGTTAAGTCTGTTGTGGTGCAACTTGGATAGAATGCAGCCGAGTATGCATCACCGCTGGACAAATTACCATCGCCTGTGGCAAGTCCTAGACCATTGTTGTTAGTTGCCCATGTTACCACTTCATCTGGTGTCAAACGCAACGGAGTATCAACCACACTGAATGATGTCTGTCCTCTATCATTGTTGAGCACTTCCATATTAGGCGCCAACTCCGGATACTGTGGGCAAGCAATCAAGTTGTACTGTGCTTGGTTTTCGCGCAGTTGTGTACTTGTATCAATTGCCACCCTGAGTGCTCGTACAATCAAGGTACGCTGAGCTTGGCGTCCCATGTTAGGACTGCCATCTGCACGATTACCACTTGCTGTTACCCAGGCATTAGTTTGACTAGGCAATACCAACGGTGCTGGATAGCTTGTAGAGTTAAAATAATTAACCTGGAATGATTTGACGTTGAATCCTGATCTACGTGTGTTAAACAACAACATACCTTCTGGATATAAATCTGGATTAGGTGCATCAAGATCCAAGTAATTGCTGGTGATCAAAGGTGTTGATCCCGAAGCAATTGGTGGAATAGGGTCTGTGATTGGGTCGGTAGTGCCGTTAGGTGCCCACCGTGCATCAGCAAACAAAACACCATTAATTGTGGTTTGATCAGTGTTGTTAATTGAAACCCACTGGTCTTCACCGTTG